TCATTTGTCGATTTCAATTTTGTCCCATTCCCGTCCACGGCTGTCCCTATACCGCGCCGCCATTGAGTCTGATTTATGCCCGAGAAGACGTTGAGCAAACTTATCGCCAATCTGGTTCCGGTATAGCCTCGCTGACAGGCTACGCAGTTCATGGAATGTTGGCGGGTTTCCATCAAATGAGAGTCCAGATGCATTTCTCGCCTTTGTAAAATACTTTGATACTGTTTTCGGGGAAAGCGGATCGTGATGCTTTGATGCGATTATAGTTTCACTGCTGCTGGCCTCCCTGCATTTCTGTAGTGTATCAGCCAATGAGATATTGAGCGCGTCAATCGTTAGCGTTAGCGGAATGGCGAGTTTAGCCCCTGTTTTACTCTGTTCAATGTGAAGATGGTTGTCGTTTATGTCTGACCATTTCATTCTGCACAAATCGCCGACTCTCTGCCCTGTAACGACGGCCAAATCCATCGCCAGCCTTAGGCAGATAGGGAGAGGTTCGGCTGCATGGTAAATCTCGACATACTCATTAGCTGTCAGCCTTGAGCGCCTTACTTCTGACTTTGCTGTACGGGTTGCTGTTACCGGATTCGTTGCTACATGCCCCTCGGCTATTGCCTCACGAAAAACGTCAACAAGGGTTGACCTGATTAATTTTGCGGAAGCCGCTTTACCTTCTGCTACGTAGGTGTTTAGCATTGCTGCCACCTCTTTCGTTGATATGTCAGCGAGCGGTTTGTCCGGCAATTTTCTTCGGATTGCCCTGATTTTGCTGGCGTAGTCGAGTAGAGTTTTCGGTCTGATGCCCCTCTCGCTGAGAATTGTTTCATATCGGTCAAGCCACACATGAAGAGTGATTGAGTCAGCGCCTTTAATTCTGTCTATCAGTGATTTGCGTCCGCTGTCTGAGAGTAACTCAATATTGGCCTGTATTGCTTCAGTGATTGCTATCCTCCTGTCTCGGCCTAATCCAAACTCTTTACCCGTCCTTGGGTCCCTGTAGCAGTAATATCCATTGTTTCTTATATAAAGGTTAGGGGGTAAATCCCGGCGCTCATGACTTCGCCTTCTTCCCATTTCTGATCCTCTTCAAAAGGCTACCTGTTACTGGTCGATTTAAGTCAACCTTTACCGCTGATTCGTGGAACAAATACTCTCTTCCATCCTTAACCGGAGGAGGGAATATCCTGCACTCGCGTACCCATCGACGAACTGTTTCAAGGCTTCTTGGGCGTCGATGGCGTGCGTTCCACTCCTGAAGTGTCAAGTACATCGCAAAGTCTCCGCAATTACACGCAAGAAAAAGCCGCATTGATGCGGCGATGGTAGGTCTGGATATCTTGAGAAATTAACAGGCCTCATCGAGTGTGAGGCTGTAGTTAGTCCTTGCGTAGCTCGCTGATTCTTCTGTAAGTCTCTGGCGCTTTGTTTCCGTGTATCTTCATTTCAGACTTCAACAGAGCAACGAGGGAATCCCATTCGTTGAGGATGCCTTTGAATGCCGGAATGCGCTTTGCAACCTTGTCGAATGAATCTCTGATTTCTGGAATCTGCTCAACAAGTGCAACGCATCGTCGGAAATCGGCTGCATCATGTGGAGCGCCGAAGTGATGACCATAGATATTCTTTTTCAGTCCACATGCGATTGAGGCAAGAGTTGCGCTACTGATGCCGACATCGCCAGTCGATTGCCATTTCAAAACCTTCATAGCCAAATCTGACATTTCTTGTCTCCATAAAACAAAACTCGCCGTAGCGAGTTCAGATAAAAGAAATACCCGCGAATGCGAGGATTGTTATTCACCTTTGACGGCAAGTTGCAGGTTAGTCACGGTTAACTTCCTGCGGCGGTTCCGGTAGCGGCATCCAGTGGGTTACTCCATGCCATATACCAGTTAAGATTTCAAACCTTGGCTCTCTGCCTTTCTGTGTCTTGGCATATTCAGTTCTTGTATATACGCATTGTCTAACTGCATATCCATTCCATCCAATAACTGTTTGTCTGATTTCAGGCATTCGCTCACTACAGCTTATCCAACCATCCGGAGTTACCGGATAGTTGCCAGCCAGTCTACGCAAAACAGCCTTAACAGCCTCAATACGGTCATCATCGCAATTTTCCAGCGTATCTATGCGATCGAGCATGATGATGGCGTTATCAATATCAGGATTGCCGGTCCACTCATTACCGCGATTGGATTCGGCAGCCTGGTTGCCGCGTACTGGTTGATTCTCGGCTTTACCCTGTCTGTCGTCGCTGCATGAATGCCCTTCCAGCCAGACCAGTGCTTGTCGCATGAAATACGCAATATGCTTGCCGTGGTAATCGTCTTCATCGATGTGAAAAGCGATACTGCGGATATATTCAATTGCGTTTTCAATGGCCTCCGGCGTTATCGGAGTTGGTCCATCGAATTCTGGCATGTCAGGACCTTTTCTGATAGCTTTAGCCAGCTCCAGCGGGTCATCGTAAAGCCAGTCGCCAGTTTGTGGGTGATTTGCTTCTGCAAGCTGCGCAGCCCATTCAAGACCATCTTTTTGACCTTGGAGATAATCAAGCGGCAACTCTTCATGATTACTTGCAGGTTCGGCACTATCAGCTTCGCGCCGCTTCTGTAGCTCTGCTGCCATTGCTCTCACGACTTCAACTGGTGCCCTTGCAGCAAACTCTATGTTGGTGATTAGCTCATTAAGATATTGCTCGCCTGGATACTGTTTCTTATCGGTTATAGTGGTCATATCACTCTCCTTTTCCCTGAAGCATAGCGGCACGGCAGGCGTTACATATTTCGGCAGCAATATCGCGCTCGCTATCGGTTAATTTGTACGTGGAAACATAGCCAGAGAGCATTTCTACGTTTTCCGGAGTTGCTTCTTCCGGCACTACCGGCGCTGGCGGGGCGATGCGTCCAAGCAACTTATTTACCTCTTTCGCCATCGCGTCATATTTATCTAAATGGCGATTAGCTTCTAAGCAGACTCGGCGCATCTGATCTGAGTTAACTCGTTTAACTGGATCTGCTTCCAGCGATGCCAGCGCAATCCGTGCCAGTTTTAGATCTCGTGCAACCATCTCAATAACAACTTTGCAGTCCGCACCTTCTTTGCTAACACGTCCTTTCAAGTTTTCCAGATAACTAACGCTTTCGCGTGCATGGGAGATTAACTGTTCTTTGGTAAAGGTGGTCATTAGGCAGCTCTCTCAATAACAAGCAATTCGTCGTAGTCATAATCAGTTTCGGAACCATCCGTACCGAACAGAGTCACTTTGTCATTTTCCATCCAAAAAGATTTAACCGCACATTGTTGACCTTTAGATGTTATGAGCACATCACCAGGGATTACGTCTTCAGCGCGAACCTCTAGTGTTCTCATCGTGCTGCCCCCTCTTTGGTGAAAATGCCTGCTGCAATGCTGTTTATGATGCTGTCAGTGCATGGAGTAGAAAGCTGGGCATCTCCAGCAATTTTCATGACCTCAACATCCGCATATCGAATACCGAGGTGTATCAGACCGGCTATACCTGACTTAAGTCGAACATTTTCCATAAACAGATCTTTTTCCCGCTGTTTAGCGGCTTCCAACTCCATCGACAATTTTTCCAACTGCTCTTTATGCTTCTTGTATTCCTGATACGCGTGCCAAGACTGACCTTTGCGCACACTATCAGTGATATCAGCAACCTGCTCCGGTGTTAGCGTGGTCAGTGGCTGTGCTGGAAAAATCATCACTTTCCCGGCATCCCAATCAAAACCCGCCTGAATTGACTGAACCTCAACTGATGGTGTTGAACCGATGCGACCAGGCGAATGAACAACGATCGTTACATCCATATCGCGACGATGGCTGTGGTTGTTGGACAAAATACGATTCACCAACTCAGAAAATTTGGAAAATTTCATGCTGATCCCTCTTTCTCTCCCCGGATAATTCTGTTGCACACATCCACACACTCGTCGCAGATGAAAACGGCGTCCCCAGCAATTAACTTTTTGACGGCGTACTGGGATTTGTTGCAGAAGCTGCAACAAAGTGTTCGCCTGACTGATAAGGATGGAGCGCCAGATGTCAGCCGCTCCATATCGTTCTTGCGACGCAATATCACACGGCTGAACTCAACCAGTTTCTCCGGGGATATCTCCTCCTCCGTAGCAAGCGCCTCTAATCGTTCGAGTATGTGGAAGGCTTTTTTCTGGGTAATTGCAGAATGCGATGTGGTCATCTCACTCTCCTTTGATGCGAATGCCAGCGGCGCGGGAATCATTCCATCGCTTTACTTCTTCACGAATTACGTCAATGCATTCTTTCGAATCCATTAGGTAATCTTCATCAAAAAGACGTTCCTGTTCGTTTTCTATCGCAACAATGATTGCTTCAACTAACTTTTGTGCCTGAGAATCACTTTCTAACTCTGCTATGCGCTTACTTCCATCCGAGATAACGCCCTCGTAATACTCACGCTGCTCGTTGAGTTTTGATTTTGCCAACTCCAGTTGTTTTGTTAGTTCCGCAATACGGCAAACATCGTTGATACGCGTTTCCTCTAATGCGTTGATCTCATCCAACAATGCCAGCGCGATATCTGGCGAAAAGTGCTTCATAAAATCGTTAAGCGCATTAATTCGCTGATCGAAAGGCATTACAGGTGCTTCACCAGCAATTTTTGTTTTTTCAGCGATTTCACGAAGCTTTTGATAATCAATCTTGCTCACTGGCTGCCTCCTTTGCGAATCTGTTCCGCCCATTCTTCAAGGGATTTCTCCGCATATTCACCAGACAGGCCATCAATCGGATGCGCTTCATTAACCAACTCTTCTTTCGCTGACAAAATCATGAGTGTAACGTCGAAAACTTCACGCAAAGGCTTATTGATAAATCCGTGATTGAACGCAGCAGCAAGACGGCTTGCGGTGTAGTTAATCCCCTCGTTGCGTGCCTCCGCACGTATTTCAGCCAGGAAAGCGTCGGTGGCTGGCATATTTCCTGTTGCCTTCATTGCCTCCAAAATAACCAGAACGCCATCTCGCCCAACTACCTCAGCGATAACCTCGGTGTTGTCGCCAACAACATCGCAGAATGCCTGAACTGCCTTACGAGCCAGCGCACTCTCCGCCGCCAGCGCCGCGCACTTGGCCTCCGCTTCAGCAAATTTACGCACCAGATATTCAGCGTTTGTTTCGTTAACCTTTAAATCTCGGGGGATGCATTTCCCTTTCAGAAATCCATCCATCTCAATTAGTGACATTTGTTTCATTTCTTCCCACTCCGCCACATCGCATTCAGATATTTGTTTTGATTCACTGATGGAAAAGAATTTCTCTTAAGTAATTCCTCTCTCGATGGCATTGGCTTTACGCGTTGGCGAATAATCATTTCTGCCGGAAGAATGCCGGGATTGTATGCAAGTCCTCTCATGGTAAATTCCTCAGTCATTACTGGTAGCGCCATAGCGTGAGCGGTAATTACGCAGGCGCGGGTCGATATATTCAGGGAGTTTGTCTATTGTCGCTTTTCGCAACGGTCTCATTGCTGTTTCGTTTGTTCGGTCCTTCTCCTGTTTTAGCGCGAGTTGTATATCGCGTCGGTACATCCGTTCTGCTTTTGTTTCTGGTGTCAGAGCAAGAAACGCGTCGAAATTGTTTTTGATATTCTCCAGCACCTCCGCCTTGGAGCTACCGGAGCAGTTGCGCGGGTCATCCGCACCATACAGAGGCGCTGGCATAATTAAATCCTTATTTTTCTAAATCAGAATGGGATGGAATCGTCGTATTCAGGATTATTTTGATGATTGCTACTTTGCTGCTGTTGGCTGTTTCCTGAAGTTGCAAATCCAATCTTTGCATTCAGTAATTCAAGAGTGATTGATTGACCATTTTGCTCCTGATAAACATCAACCCTGATGTTTTCTCCGGTAATTTCCACAATGCAACCTTCAACAAGAACACTACGGTAGTAATCCACTTGCGCTCCCGGCTTGGCAAATACAACGGCGCTGTAGTTTGTCCATTCTTTCTTTTTTGTCTGGCGATCGTAATACTGAACGCCAGCACGGATGTTGAATCCGATATTTTCACCGGCCTGAAACTCTCTTGCAGGCTTGTTTAGTCTTACAGTAATCGAATGGGCCATTAAGCAGCCGCTCCTTCTAATTCGTCTCGTCTGATGTTGTAAACGTCCTGCGCTTTGTGCTGCTCCGGTGTGCCTTCGAGCATCTTCCACGCTTTGGCGAACGCCTGTTTAAGCTCTTCTACGGTGTTTTTCTGCATTGCTGCGTCAGTGAATGCTTTTAGAACCTGTTCAGGTGTAGGTGATGGTTTTGATTGCTTTACTGCTGCGTTCTGCTGATGTTTATGCTCGTCTGTATCTGCATCTTTCGCATCATCAATGCCGAACAAACCATTGAGGCAATACTTGCGTGCATAAGAGCTTGTAGCTCCCGTAACTTGTGCAGAATCCATTCCTTTCTTGCTTTCTTCCTCTCGTGCAAGAGCGGTTGCCGTATGACTGTTTTCGCCATCGGTAATAGTTGCCGTGGCTTTCACGTAATACCGATCACCAATCAACACAACTTCATCGCTGATTGACAAAAACAGACCATTCAGTAACGGCTTAACGCCTTCAAGAATGTCTTCGCAGCTTCTGTATTTATATTTACCGAATGAGTTGTACTGATTCTTGGGCGCGTTCAGATTTTCCTGAATGGCTGCCAGTCTTGCATAAAATTCTTTGCTCATATGTTTGTTCTCAGAATGGACATTCCCCAAGGAAATAACGCTGATTTAATACTTCGACTCGGGACAAATTAAGGCATACCCGCATTCCTTCGCGGTCACCATTATGGCGATACCAGAGAGCTTTCTGCGTGTACATGCGTCTCTGTAACTTGCTCTCCTTCACTGTGGTTGCAAGTGACATGCATATCTCCTTCGTTACCGATTAATTCTTTCATCTGACGAATGAATTCTTCGTCTGACCAGTTATCTGTAAAACTCATGGACGGCCTTGTTGTTTCAAAATATCCCAAAGCTTTTCGAGCAAACTTTTCATTCTTGGTTGTTTAAAGTCTGCTCCGGTTAAAATATTTTTTCGTGAATGCTGTACCGATAAAATCGGGTTGAAAGGGCGAACCGATGCCGCCCCTGCAATAGCGAACTGTTGCATAGGATGCTCCTTCTGTTTGATTGCATAACGAAAACGCCTCGAATGAAGCGTTATTGGTATGCATATAAAAAGGCCCTCACACTGGAGGGCAAAGAAGATTTCCAATAATCAGAACAAGTCGGCTCCTGTTTAGTTACGAGCGACATTGCTCCGTGTATTCACTCGTTGGAATGAATACACAGTGCTGTGTTTATTCTGTTGTTTATGCCAAAAATAAAGGCCGACTATGCGGCCTCGGAAGGAAGTCCAATCATCTTATTCAAATCTTCTACCCGTAAAGCAGGAAGTGCTGTACTTGCTTTATCTGCTTCTTTTGGTAGTAACTCTTTGCTTTCAGGCCAAACTTCAATAAGTCGCTTAACTGTTGTGACTGAGTTCAAAGCAGCCCATACATTTGATTCGATATCCTTTTTCTTGGCTTCAAGTTTTTTTTGCAATGCGCAGATTTCATCAAACCTTTTTGTTATTTCGTGTTCTGCGTCAAACATGCATTTATCTTTTTCTGGGGTGGGGAGCAATATATCTTCACCGTTGCCGCCTTTTCCGTATGAATGCCAGCCAACCCTTCTTCCAGATACAGTCAGATAAATCGAAGCAGAACGAACATCGTATGAGTAAAGTGAACATCCCATCTTTTCAAGTTCTTCACTTATAGCTGCCAACTTGGATGATAACTGATCCACTTCCTCAGTTTTCTTTTTACCGCCAAACGCAATAACTCTGGCGTCAAGTGCAAGCTGGTTCTTTAACTTTGTTACTTCTTCAAGTTCAGTGAAAACCCCAGACTTAATTAAAGCGTTACGAGCAATTTCCTCTTTCATTCTCGTAGTTAAGCGGATTGATGACATATTAATTCCTCTCAAATAAGAAAATAAAGGCCACCATCAGGCAGCCTTGTTATTCTGTTTACCAAGTTCTCTGGCAATCATTGCCGTCGTTCGTATTGCCCATTTATCGACATATTTCCCATCTTCCATTACAGGAAACATTTCTTCAGGCTTAACCATGCATTCCGATTGCAGCTTGCATCCATTGCATCGCTTGAATTGTCCACACCATTGATTTTTATCAATAGTCGTAGTCATACGGATAGTCCTGGTATTGTTCCATCACATCCTGAGGATGCTCTTCGAACTCTTCAAATTCTTCTTCCATATATCACCTCAAATAAGTGGTTTGCTGCCTAATTTCATTTTCTGGCGACCAACACAAGTCACACCCATTTCACTGCGTGGCTTGCGGTAGTAAATTAGGTTTGTTCAGACAATAAAAAACCCACCGAAGTGGGCTATGACCATTTTTTATTTGGATTTCGTTGGTGAGCGTGATTAACAACTCTGTGCATTACATCCTCATATTTTTCATCTTCAATTTTTTCGACATCGCGAGGAAATGGTGTTGCTAATGCTTTGTCAACTTTGTCCATTGGGTCTTCATTAATCTTATATTCAGGGCCATCATCTATAGCATTAAATCCAGGTGTTACACCGTTTTTTAATGCATATGCTATCCTTTTTTCCCATCTCGCTATTCTCCTCCTGTCTCGAGATGTAAGACCTCTATCAGATACTTTTCTGTTTTGTCCGCGGTCAGGATTAACATAAATAGTCTTTTTCACCATAAGCATACTCAATAAGCACCGTACGGTAGTTTACTGTACAATTTTATTTTTTGGACTGCATGTATTTTGTTTCCTAATGGGTTTGAATCTTTGTAATAAATACTTCTATTTTTTCGAACGACTTCTTCTTTCTTCTTGCAGCAAAGGCTTCCTAGCGATGCTGCTTTGTCTGCTCTGACGCAACCAGAGAGCTTTAGCGCAATTTTTCGCGCCAGTGCTTCATTACTGCGTCGCTCGGCAATAAGTTCTGCTCTGCGAGCTTTGTAGCGGCTTTTTGCCGTACCTTTGGATTCTTTCCAGACAGTGGTTACCATGATGGTCTCCTTTAAGTGGCTTTGGCGCATGACGCGTCGAGGTGCTTATCTTCTCGATCGCTGTCTTGCAGCTGCAATTCGCGCCATCCCCAAAACCACTCAAGTTCTGGTCTCAACGGTTAGGTTGAGAGTCCGTCGATGTTAAAGAGCCTGCCAATCTGTTCCGTTTGGCTTCCAGCGTCCTGCTGATGGCTTAAATTTAAGACTTCTTAATTTATTGGTCAAGTGCATTTTTGAAGAAAACTTAATTTTATGGGCGTGAATTTAGTTTGTCTTTGATTTTTAACGGGAAATAAAAAAGGGGCGAAAGCCCCTTAAGGAAGGTTTGCTAGCTTGGCATCAACGACAACGCCAATGATTTTACAGTTCCCATTGATTTCAATCATTGGGTATTGTGGATTGAGTGGTTTCAGGAATTTTCTACCGGCATCAATAACTAACTTTTTGAATGTCGCCTCGTTTTCTCCTTCAAGTTTGGCGACTACCAACTTTCCATTACGTGGTTCGACTTCTGGGTCGACGAGAATAATCATCCCCTCAGGAATACTCAGTCCTGCCGGGGCAGTCATTGAATCGCCTTTAACGTCGAGCCAAAAAGAGTCTTCAGAACAATCTACCGTTGTGTCGTACCAGTTATCTATTGCACGCCTATGATATGGCTCTACAGCTTCCATCCAACATCCTGCGCTTACCCAACTAATTAGAGGATACGAACCTCTTGGATCATGCCTGCTGTGATAGGCAATGTTTGAAAGACTATCCTCTCCTTTCAACAGGTAATCAGGGGAGCACTGCAAAGCCTTGGCTAAGGCCAATAGGTTTTCGCCATTGGGCTCAGTTTCAGATCGCTCCCATTGGGAAATAGCAACATTAGACACGCCAACCATCTTGCCAAGGGCAGCCTGCCTAATCTTGAGTTCTTTTCTGCGAGCGCGAATACGCTCACCCATCAGTTGTGTATTCATAGTTAAGACATCTTAAATAAACTTGACTTAAGATTCCTTTGGTGGATAATTTAAGTGTTCTTTAATTTCGGAGCGAGTCTATGTACAAAAAAGATGTTATTGACCACTTCGGAACCCAGCGTGCTGTTGCTAAAGCACTAGGCATTAGCGATGCAGCAGTCTCTCAGTGGAAAGAAGTTATCCCAGAGAAAGACGCCTATCGATTGGAAATCGTTACAGCTGGCGCCCTGAAGTATCAAGAAAGTGCTTACCGCCAAGCGGCATAAGCAAATTGCTCTTTAACAGTTCTGGCCTTTCACCTCTAACCGGGTGAGCAAACATCAGCGGCAAATCCATTGGGTGTGCCGCTATAACTCAATATCAATATAGGAAAATTAACAAATGGCACAAGCAAGCTACAGCAAGCCAACACAGCGAGAAATTGATCGCGCTGAAACTGATTTACTCATCAACCTGTCAACGCTTACCCAGCGCGGTCTGGCAAAGATGATTGGCTGTCATGAATCGAAGATAAGCAGAACGGACTGGAGATTTATTGCTTCGGTCTTGTGTGCTTTCGGAATGGCATCAGACATCAGTCCGATTAGCAGGGCTTTTAAGTATGCGCTTGATGAAATCACAAAGAAAAAATCCCCGGCCGCCACCGAGGATTTTAAGCAAATTGATATGCAATTCTGAGGGAATTACTGGATCAATCCACAGGAGTAATTATGACAAAACAACTCAGTCCTTACCAGGACAAAATTCACAAACACATACTACGTGATCGCTTCCTGTCCAGCTTCAAGCAGCCTGGTCGATTCCGGGCTGAGTTGGAAAAAGTGAAGCTGATGCAGAAGGAGAAAGGTCATGAGTAACATATCTAATCTAGCCGAAGCCAGAGAGGCCAGAAGGCTACAACAACCGCATCAAAGCAGCGGTAAGGGGTATGCCTTGCTGCACCGTAAAATTATGGATGTGCCGTTTTACAAGGATGCAGAAGCAGCGCATCTGTGGGTTCACTTAATCCTCAAAGCAAAGCATACGCCTGAGTATGTAATGACTGACGCAGGAGAAATTCTGGTAGGCAGAGGGAAGCTACTTGGCGGTAGAAACTCTCTGGCGTTTGAAACAGGACTCAAACCAGATCGCGTTCAGTACCTGCTTAGAAAGTTCAAAAAACTCGGCATGATTGACTGGGTTTCACACGGTAAATTCTCAGTTTTCTCGGTAGAGAAATATGACGATTATCAGTCAAATTTTGTACCAGCAGATTACCAGCAAATTACCACCTCAAAGCCAGCAATACCAATGCCTGTAAGCAATGCTGTACCAGCAGATTACCAGCAAATTACCACAGATAAAGAATATAATAATATTATCTCTAATACTGACGTATTAGAGAGTGCCACAGCAGACAAAAAGTCTGACAAGAAAAAACCTTCCGTCAGCTGTCAGGATGTTGTCGATGCTTACCACGAAATCCTTCCCGAAGCTCCAAGAATCCGCGCACTGAATGACAAGCGTAAAAACCAGATCCGAACGTTCTGGCGCAAAGCCGGAGTGATAACCCGCCAGCTTGACGGGCATGGGTTCACGATGCAGGACTGGAGAAATTATTTGAGCTACGTTGGCGAAAATTGCCGATGGATGTTCGAAGAGCGCCCAAACCATCAACGCGGAACCGTCTGGCACAAAAAGGGATTTGATTTCCTGCTTAACGATAATACCTACCTGAAAGTTCGTGAGGGTGAACACGATGACCGATAATTTTTATGCGCCGCCCCATAGCATCGAGGCAGAGCAGGCGGTGATTGGTGGATTGCTTCTGGATGATGACAGCAGTGAGCGCGTCCAGAAAGTTCTGGCGATGCTGAAGCCTGACTCATTTTACAGCCGGCCACACAAAATCCTTTTCGAAGAAATAACCAGAATGCACCGGGAGCAAAAGCCAGTAGATGGCCTGACGCTTTTCGATGAACTGGAGCGTAAATCGTTAACGGCGTCTGTTGGCGGTTTTGCTTATATCGCTGAGATCGCAAAGAACACGCCAAGCGCAGCAAACATCGTTGCCTATGCAATGCAGGTTCGTGAAACCGCAATGGAACGCTACGCCATCAACCGCATGACTGAAGCGACGGAATTGCTCTATTCCCGCAACGGAATGACTGCAACGCAGAAGTACGAAGCTATTCAGGCGATTTTCACGCAACTGACAGACCATGCAAAAACCGGATCGCGTCGCGGCCTTCGCTCATTTGGTGAGGTCATGGAAGACTGGGTTAGCGACCTTGAGAAGCGATTTGACCCGTCAGGCGAACAACGAGGAATGAGCACAGGGATCCCATCGCTGGACAGGATGCTGTCACCGAAAGGTCTGGTGAAAGGCTCTCTGTTTGTCATTGGCGCTCGCCCTAAGATGGGGAAAACGACGCTATACAGCCAGATGGCAATCAACTGCGCAGTGCATGAGAAAAAGCCCGCTCTGATGTTCAGCCTTGAAATGCCCGGTGACCAGATACTGGAAAAACTGGTAGGGCAGAAGTCTGGTGTTAACCCGAATATTTTTTACCTTCCGGCGACAAATGACGCTGATGACGGCTATCAGGGTGATTACGATGGTGACTTCAACAGGGCGATCGAAACAGCCAATCGCTTGAGTGAAATCGACATGCTTTACATCGACGACACGCCGGGATTATCTCTGGCTCAAATCGTCAGCGAAAGCCGTCGAATCAAGCGAGAAAAAGGATATGTTGGCATGATTCTGGTCGATTACCTGACACTAATGACCGCTGAGAAGGCCGATCGCAACGACCTTGCTTACGGCATGATCACCAAAGGACTGAAGAACCTTGCCAAAGAGCTTGATTGCGTTGTTGTGCTTCTGACACAGCTTAACCGCGCACTGGAAAGCCGAACCAATAAACGCCCATTACCAAGTGACTCACGAGATACAGGGCAGATTGAACAGGATTGCGATTATTGGGTCGGGATCCATCGTGAAGGCGCTTTTGATGACAGTGTTCCACCTGGTGAAACTGAACTAATCCTTCGTCTCAATCGTCATGGCAATACCGGCACGGTGTATTGCATTCAGGCAAATGGCGCTATTTATGACACAGACCAACAGTCCGCTGAAATGCGCCGCCGTGAACGCGAGGAACCGCAATCCAAGAAGAAAGGAGGATTCTGATGACCATCTACATCACCGAGCTAATAACAGGCCTGCTGGTAATCGCAGGCCTTTTTATTTGGGGGAGAGTAAATCGTGGTTGAGTTAATTTTCTCTGCATTGAGGATTCTCGGTGCTATGTGGATGGTGGCGACGTTCATTGTTGTTGCCAGCAGTTTTGTCCGGTTGGTAGGCGAAGGTAAAGACCTGGTGGGTGTGCTTTTCGGTAGCATTTTCCTGTGGGTGATTATCGGTGTTGCGCCTGTCGCTGTAGCAAAAATGGCGTGGCGTTTTGTGAGTTGAACTGAGGGTAAGTATCGATGGACGAATCAAGAAAGCAGTTTGAAGAATGGTTTGAAAATTACACCGGATGTGATCCTAAAAATAAAATATACGCCAATATGGTTGAGATGTATTGGCAAGCGTGGCAGGCATCGCGAGCAGCTATCGAGATTGAGCTGCAAAAGCCAAAGAAAGGCCCACTTCCCGGTGATTATCACATTGGCTATGACTCAGGTGCAGAATCGCAATACGAAAGCGATGTAGAGGCTATCCGCGCCGCTGGAATCAAAGTGAAGGAGTGAGCATGAGTCGACGAAGTAGCTTTTTGGGGTTTGTAATATTCCTGTTCTGCACTGGTTACATCGTAATCTGGTCAATTTCGAACATTGACCGTGGCGGGGAATATCTCATTGTAATGTTCTTTCCTTTGTTTCTTGGGTGGTACGCCGCAAGGTTGCTGGAAGAATGGGGTTACAGGCATAAAAAATAAAGGAGTGTTCAGTGAAGCAAACAATATTCCTCCGAACTAAGCAACAACAGCAAGCCGCAATCAACGCCATCCTCGCAACTCCTCTCGATAAAGACAAGCCAGTCACCATCCGCATTACTGACTACAAGCGAAATCTTGACCAGAACGCAAAATTTCACGCGATGGTCGCAGATATCGCCAGGCAAGTTCAGTGGCGCGATAAATGGTTAAAACCAGAACAATGGAAGGTTTTGTTGATCAGCGGTCATGCAGTGGCAACAAAGCAGGAAGCTGATGTTTTGCCCGGGCTTGAAGGCGAATACGTCAACATTCGCGAAAGCAGCGCGCAGATGAGTGTGAAGCGTATGGCAAGTCTGATTGAGTACACGACAGCATGGGCTATTGGTCAGGGTGTCAGATTTACCGACAGGAGGTACGAATGAGACGACAGCGACGAAGTATCACCGACATCATCTGCGAAAACTGCAAATACCTTCCAACGAAACGCTCCAGAAATAAACGCAAGCCAATCCCAAAAGAATCTGACGTAAAAACCTTCAACTACACGGCTCACCTGTGGGATATCCGGTGGCTAAGACATCGTGCGAGGAAATGACAATGCTTTTAATTCAACCTGGATTTGGACTTAGCATCAAAAAAGGCCACATGTTTGGCGAGAAAGAGTCACAACGAAAAATGGTGTCTATCCGGTTGCCATTTATCAGTATTTATTGGCTAAACAGGGAGGCAACAAATTATTGGTATACATGCGCCAGAGCAGCATTTAACGACCCTGACTGGTTTGTGAAAAACCACCACGCAGTTCGTCAGGCAAAGAGAAAGGCCAACCTGACATACATGAAGGCGTATCAAAAAGCATGGAAAGAACACCGCGATCGATACCAACAAGACATGGAAAAGCTTGAATCAGAAAACATGGAATTAAGACGAAAGCTCGGTGAAGCAAAACGAGACATTGATGCTTACAAGCGACTTTTTAATGGTGAAAGCCATGCTTAGCCCATCCCAATCCATTCAATACCAGAAAGAAAGCGTCGAGCGGGCTTTAACGTGCGCTAACTGCGGTCAGAAGCTGCATGTGCTGGAAGTTCACGTGTGTGAGCACTGCTGTACAGAACTGATGAGCGATCCGAATAGCTCAATGTACGAGGAAGAAGACGATGGCTAAACCAGCGCGAAGACGATGTAAAAACGATGAATGTCGGGAATGGTTTCACCCTGCATTCGCTAATCAGTGGTGGTGCTCTCCAGAGGGTGGAACCAAGATAGCACTCGAACGACGAAGTAAAGAACGCGAAAAAGCGGAAAAAGCAGCAGAGAAGAAACGACGACGAGAGGAGCAGAAACAGAAAGATAAACTTAAGATTCGAAAACTCGCCTTAAAACCCCGCAGTTACTGGATTAAACAAGCCCAACAAGCCGTAAACGCCTTCATCAGAGAAAGAGACCGCGACTTACCATGTATCTCGTGCGGAACGCTCACGTCTGCTCAGTGGGATGCCGGACATTACCGGACAACTGCTGCGGCACCTCAACTCCGATTTGATGAACGCAATATTCACAAGCAATGCGTGGTGTGCAACCAGCACAAAAGCGGAAATCTCGTTCCGTATCGCGTCGAACTGATTAACCGCATCGGGCAGGAAGCAGTAGACGAAATCGAATCAAACCATAGCCGCCATCGCTGGACTATCGAAGAGTGCAAGGCGATCAAGGCAGAGTACCAACAGAAACTCAAAGACCTGCGAAATAGCAGAAGTGAGGCCGCATGACGTTCTCAGTAAAAACCATTCCAGACATGCTCGTTGAAGCATACGGAAACCAGACAGAAGTAGCACGCAGACTGAAATGTAGTCGTGGCACGGTAAGAAAATACGTTGATGATAAAGACGGGAAAATGCACGCCATCGTCAACGACGTTCTCATGGTTCATCGCGGATGGAGTGAAAGAGATGCGCTATTACGAAAGAATTGATGGCAGCAAATACCGAAATGTTTGGGTAGTTGGCGATCTGCACGGATGCTACACGAACCTGATGAAAAAACTGGAGACGATAGGATTCGACACCAAAAAAGACCTGCTTATCTCGGTGGGCGATTTGGTTGATCGCGGTACAGAGAACGTCGAATGTCTGGAATTAATCACATTCCCCTGGTTCCGAGCTGTACGTGGAAACCATGAGCAAATGATGATTGATGGCTTATCAGAGCGTGGAAACGTCAATCACTGGCTGTTTAATGGCGGTGGCTGGTTCTTTAATCTCGATTACGACAAAGAAATTCTGGCTAAAGCTCTTGCCCATAAAGCAGATGAACTTCCGTTAATCATCGAACTGGTGAGCGAAGGTAAAAAATATGTCATCTGCCACGCCGATTATCCCTGTGACGAATACGAGTTTGGAAAGCCAGTTGATCATCAGCAGGTAATCTGGAACCGCGAACGAATCAGCAACTCACAAGACGGGATCGTGAAAGAAATCAAAGGCGCGGACACGCTCATCTTTGGTCATACGCCAGCAGTGAAACCACTCAAATTTGCCAACCAGATGTATATCGATACCGGCGCAGTGTTCTGCGGAAACCTCACATTGATTCAGGTACAGGGAGAAGGCGCATGGGCATAAGAGAACTAAACCTCACCAAAGAGCAGCACGAGTGGCTGAATGGCTGGCTTGAACTGTGGGGAGCATGGGTTTATTCAGGTCGTCTGGAAAAGCGCATGAGCAGCGTAATAGCTAAGTTCATGGAGAGCGTAGAGCCGGGAAGAGTTATGACAAGGCCAATGTGTAATGATGATGATGGAATGTTGATTTCTCAGGTCGTCGATTCCGTCATGTACATTGACAAGAAAGCCTTTGGCATCCTCCTCAGCTACTACGCTCATGGTTCATCTAAGCGAGCAATTGCATCCTACTATCACGCGACTGCAAAGCCACGCAAGATGTGTGGGCGTGGTGGCGAGGGATGGAGAAAACCTTCACTGGCAACCTGTAGAAACGAAATTGACGATATCCTGAAAGCGTCATTATTTGTTTTGTACCAACCAATGCAAAATGCTTTCAAAATACGTAAACGTGTTGAGAAAGTTAAGCATATTGCTGTTAAAAGCCTTGACATGCAATTAGCCATTTAGCCATAATTAGAGGGTAAGCTGCCGTTAGTGACTCTTAAGTTGCAACGGTGGCTTTTTTTATTTGGGTCAGTCGTATAAAGGTCATTACGGAAGGCTGTTAACCTTCTTATCGTGGTTCGAGTCCACGCTGTCCCGCCAAACATGCTGGTTTAGCTCCAATGGTAGAGCAGTCGCCTTGTAAGCGAATGGGTAGCGGTTCAAGTCCGTTAACCAGCACCATAACTGAGCCGTAGCCACTGGCTATCCTGAATTCATCAGTGATAGTTACGCTGCGGCCTTCTACACATGATCTTCGTGAAAGCGGGTGGCATGAGGTTGCGCTAACAACCTCATGCCGTTTTGCCCGTGCATATCGGTCACGAACAAATCTGATTACTAAACACAGTAGCCTGGATTTGTTCTATCAGTAACCGACCTTATTCCTAATTAAATAGAGCAAATCCCCTTATTGGGGGTAAGACATGAAGATGCCAGAAAAAAATGACCTGTTAGCCGCCATTCTCGCGGCAAAGGAACAAGGCATCGGGGCAATCCTTGCGTTTGCAATGGCGTACCTTCGCGGCAGATATAATGGCGGTGCGTTTACAAAAACAGTAATCGACGCAACGATGTGCGCCATTATCGCCTGGTTCATTCGTGACCTTCTCGACTTCGCCGGACTAAGTAGCAATCTCGCTTATATAACGAGCGTGTTTATCGGCTACATCGGTACTGACTCGATTGGTTCGCTTATCAAACGCTTCGCTGCTAAAAAAGCCGGAGTAGAAGATGGTGGAAATCAATAATCAACGTAAGGCGTTCCTCGATATGCTGGCGTGGTCAGAGGGAACTGATAACGGACGTCAGAAAACCAGAAATCATGGTTATGACGTCATTGTAGGCGGAGAGCTATTCACTGATTACTCCGATCACCCTCGCAAACTTGTCACGCTAAACCCCAAACTCAAATCAACAGCAGCCGGACGTTACCAGCTTCTTTCCCGTTGGTGGGATGCCTATCGTAAGCAGCTTGGCCTGAAAGACTTCTCTCCGAAAAGCCAGGACGCTGTGGCACTGCAACAGATTAAAGAGCGTGGCGCTTTACCGATGATTGATCGCGGTGATATCCGTCAGGCAATCGACCGTTGCAGCAATATCTGGGCTTCACTGCCGGGCGCTGGTTATGGTCAGTTCGAGCATAAGGCTGACAACCTGATTGCAAAATTCAAAGAAGCTGGCGGAACGGTCAGAGAGATTGAGGTATGAGCAGAGTAACCGCGATTATCTCCGCTCTGGTTATCTGCATCATCGTCTGCCTGTCATGGGCGGTCAATCATTACCGTGATAACGCCATCGCCTATAAAGAACAGCGCGATAAAGCCACGTACATCATCGCTGATATGCAGAAGCGTCAACGTGATGTAGCAGAACTCGACGCCAGATACACAAAGGAGCTTGCTGATGCTAACGCGACTATCGAAAGTCTCCGTGCTGATGTTTCTGCTGGGCGTAAGCGCCTGCAAGTCGCCGCCACCTGTGCAAAGTCAACGACCGGAGCCAGCAGCATGGGCGATGGAGAAAGCCCAAGACTTACAGCAGATGCTGAACTCAATTATTACCGTCTCCGAAGTGGAATCGACAAGATAACCGCGCAGGTTAACTACCTGCAGGAATACATCAGGACGCAATGCCTGAAATAATTTTTTTTGCAAATCACAAAGTCCATTTAATGAGCCTCGCGATGCGGGGCTTTTTTATGTCCGCAGTAAACGCGCTTCACACGCGCGAGTTATGAACACAGAACCTTTCAGGATGACCCTTGAGGATGCCGGTTTGGTAATCGGTGCCTTTCTGTGGGCCGGAATCCTGTGTGACAAGGTTCATCACTAAAAGGTGATCACTGATGAAGTACCCAACTATCGTTAACGGCATCGATTTCCGAGATCTGATTTTTGTGGCAAACAACGATCCGGTTACAGATTCTTTTATGGTGGCAAAAGCATTTGGAAAGCTGCCGAAGAACGTAGTTCGTGACATTGAACGGACCATAGAAGCTTGCCCTCCTGAGTTTGATACAAAGCTCAACTTTGAGCTTTGCTATAAAAACAATGAGTTACAGAATGGTAAGCCGCAAAAATTCTACCGTCTCCGCAAGGATGGGTTGATGCTTTTGGTTATGTCCTACACCAAAAAAGAAGCAATGCGTATCAAAATTGCTTACATCAACGCATTCAACTGGATGTACGCCATGCTTCAGGTTGGTCATCGTCAATTTGAAGAAGAGAGAAATGCCGTAATGCTGGAGTACATGAAAGAGAAGGATGTTGCCAGCATGTCAGGCCGCCTGCTTAATCGCTGGGGAAAAATTAAGAAGCCTCAGCTACTGGCGAGAATTGAACGCCTTGAACAGCACGGGCAAACCGTAATCCCCGGACTCACCAATTAACGGCAGTACAGCGAAACAACCCAAGCCAGAAAGTGGGGAAATAACACTGGCAGCCACTGAAAGATGAACCTCCAGCCTTATGGCAAAAAAGATTCTTTGTGGTGGCGGACTGATGGAAAGACATCCTAATCAAGCAACCACTCCACAGGGTCATAATTATGAACGACCAGCAAATCGAAAAAGAAATCGATGAGAAAGGCAAAACGGCACCGCGCGTTACGCCAGACCATATCGAAGGCATTATTGCTCAGGAGGCATATTTCACAGCAGAGGATGGTGCCTTTGGCAAAGCCATAAAAGCGAAACATACTGGCGGAGAGGTAAACTACCAGCCGCACGAATCACTTTCTCTGCTGACGTTCTGCGTCCTGGTGCTGCGCAACGGCTTCACCGTCACCGGAGAGAGTGCCTGTGCAAGCCCTGAAAACTTTGATGCAGAAATTGGTCGGAAGATTGCCCGGCAGAATGCTGTAAACAAAATCTGGATGCTCGAAGGTTACTTGCTGAAGCAGAAGCTAAGCGAACAGTAGTTATTACAAAAGCCATTCCCTACAGAGTGGCTTTGATAATGGCTTATACCCTACACGGGATAACTTAACTGATATCCCTTTTAACGGATAAACGGAGCCAACAATGGCAGAGATTATTCCCATGACTGAAGAACAGAAATTCCAGTTAGAGATTTACAAACTGGTCATGAACCAGAACGCAGCCGCAGAGGAAGCATTTCAGTTCATTGGCACTGACGAGCTGAAGCTTGAGCTATTCAAAATTCACTTCCAGTCAGGCGGCGCTAATTCGGATATCACGATCCGCACATTCGAAGCGGTGCGTAAATCGAAGGAAGCGTTAGACCTGTTCACTACCGGAGCATAAACATGGCGCGCCCAACGAAGTATCAAGAGGCGTATGCCGAACAGGCACGCAAACTGTGCTTGCTGGGCTATACAGACGCCGAACTCGCGGACTTCTTTGAAGTGAGCGAGGCAACAATCAACAATTGGAAATTGGAATATCCGGAGTTTTTAGAGTCCATAAAAAAGGGTAAGGCCGTCGCTGATGCAGAAGTTAGTGATCGTCTTTATCAACGCGCTATGGGCTTCGTGGCTCCAGACATCGATATTCGTGTTATTGAAAACAGAATTGTCGAAACTCCGCTTGAGAAGTATTACCCGCCTGATACAACCGCCGCCATCTTCTGGCTTAAGAACCGACAGAAGGATAAATGGCGCGACAAGGTTGATCACGAGCTAACAGGCAAAGACGGCGGCGCAATTCAGATTGAAACATCACCGATGAGCACTCTATTCGGAAAATGACCTCGATTAATCCTATCTTTGAACCGTTCATTGAGGCGCATCGCTACAAAGTCGCCAAAGGCGGTCGAGGTAGCGGTAAATCATGGGCAATTGCGAGGCTGCTTGTTGAAGCGGCGCGCCGACAGCCTGTGCGTATTCTCTGCGCTCGTGAACTGCAAAACAGTATCAGCGATTCGGTAATCAGGTTGCTTGAAGACACCATCGAGCGTGAAGGATATTCGGCTGAGTTTGAAATTCAGCGTTCAATGATTCGTCATCTCGGAACGAATGCTGAATTCATGTTCTACGGAATAAAAAACAACCCGACGAAGATTAAATCGCTCGAAGGTATTGATATCTGCTGGGTGGAAGAAGCGGAGGCGGTAACGAAGGAATCATGGGATATCCTGATACCAACCATCCGTAAGCCGTTCTCTGAAATATGGGTGAGCTTTAACCCGAAGAACATCCTCGACGATACCTATCAGCGATTCGTCGTAAATCCTCCTGATGATATTTGTCTGCTGACGGTGAACTACACCGACAACCCGCACTTTCCTGAAGTTCTCCGTCTGGAGATGGAAGAGTGTAAACGCAGAAATCCGACACTGTATCGTCACATCTGGCTTGGTGAGCCAGTAAGCGCAAGTGATATGGCAATCATCAAACGTGAATGGCTTGAAGCCGCAACCGATGCGCACAAGAAACTAGGATGGAAAGCGAAAGGCGCTGTTGTTTCTGCACATGACCCGTCAGATACAGGACCAGATGCTAAAGGTTATGCATCGCGTCACGGTTCGGTAGTTAAGCGCATTGCCGAAGGTCTGCTGATGGACATCAACGAGGGGGCTGACTGGGCTACTTCGCTGGCGATTGAAGACGGCGCCGACCATTACCTGTGGGATGGTGATGGTGTTGGTGCGGGTCTACGCAGACAGACAACGGAAGCATTCTCCGGTAAGAAAATCACCGCCACGATGTTCAAGGGCAGCGAATCGCCATTCGATGAAGATGCACCGTATCAGGCCGGAGCATGGGCTGATGAAGTAGTACAGGGCGACAACGTTCGCACTATTGGCGATGTATTCCGCAATAAGCGAGCGCAGTTCTATTACACGCTGGCTGACAGGCTTTATCGAACATACCGGGCGGTAGAGCATGGTGAATACGCCGACCCTGATGAAATGCTTAGCTTTGACAAAGAGGCTATTGGAGAGAATATCCTCAACAAGCTATTCGCAGAGCTAACGCAGATCCAACGCAAATTCAACGGCAACGGAAAGCTTGAGCTGATGACCAAAGTCGAAATGAGGCAGAAGCTCGGTATTCCATCTCCTAACCTGGCTGATGCGCTGATGATGTGTATGCATTGCCCGGCATTGGTCCGCGAAGAAACAGAAATATACGTTCCCTCATCCTCCGGTTGGTAAACATGGCAGAGACATTAGAGAAAAAACATGAGCGGATCATGCTCAGGTTTGACCGCGCCTATTCTCCACAGCAGGAAGTGCGCGAAAAGTGCATTGAAGCTACGAGGTTTGCTCGTGTCCCCGGAGGTCAATGGGAAGGAGCAACGGCGGCTGGAACTAAGCTTGATGAGCAGTTCGAGAAGTATCCTAAGTTTGAAATCAATAAGGTAGCAACTGAACTTAACCGCATCATTGCAGAATACCGCAATAACAGAATCACCGTTAAGTTTCGTCCTGGTGACAGAGAGGCAAGCGAAGAGTTAGCCAATAAATTAAATGGTCTGTTCCGTGCTGACTACGAAGAAACTGATGGCGGTGAGGCTTGCGATAATGCATTTGACGACGCTGCTACTGGTGGTTTCGGTTGCTTCCGTTTGACGTCTATGCTGGTCAATGAATACGACCCCATGGACGATCGTCAGCGCATTGCTATTGAACCAATATACGACCCGTCGCGCTCTGTGTGGTTTGACCCTGACGCTAAGAAGTACGACAAATCAGACGCGTTGTGGGCGTTCTGCATGTATTCGTTGTCACCTGAAAAATATGAGGCTGAATACGGAAAGAAACCTCCTGCTTCTCTGGATGTAACGTCTATGACCAGTTGGGAATATGACTGGTTTGATGAAGATGTTATTTACATAGCGAAGTATTACGAAGTTCGTAAAGAGTCTGTTGACGTCATCAGTTATCGACATCCAATCACTGGAGAGATTGCAACATACGATAGTGATCAGGTTGAAGATATTGAAGATGAACTGGCAATAGCTGGATTTCAGGAAGTGGCAAGGCGCTCAGTGAAGCGCCGTCGTGTGTATGTATCCGTAGTGGATGGTGATGGTTTCCTTGAGAAACCTCGACGTATTCCTGGTGAGCATATCCCCCTCATTCCGGTTTATGGAAAACGCTGGTTCATTGATGACATTGAGCGTGTCGAAGGGCACATTGCAAAAGCAATGGATCCACAGCGTTTGTACAACGTTCAGGTTTCAATGCTGGCTGATACTGCAACGCAAGAACCCGGTCAGATCCCTATAGTTGGCATGGAGCAAATTCGTGGACTTGAGAAGCACTGGGAGGCTCGCAACAAGAAACGACCAGCGTTCTTGCCGTTGCGCGAAGTGAGAGATAAATATGGCAACATCATCGCTGGAGCTACCCCAGCAGGATATACACAGCCTGCGGTTATGAATCAGGCATTGGCTGTATTACTACAGCAAACCAGTGCTGATATTCAGGAGGTTACAGGCGGCAGTCAGGCCATGCAGCAGATGCCAAGTAATATTGCTCAGGAAACGGTTAACAACTTGATGAACAGAGCAGATATGGCTTCGTTTATCTATCTGGACAATATGGCGAAAAGTCTTAAACGCGCTGGTGAAGTATGGCTGTCAATGGCGCGTGAAGTGTACGGTTCAGAACGTGAAGTGCGCATCGTTAACGAAGATGGAAGTGATGATATCGCTGTCCTGAGCGCACAGGTTGTTGACAGGCAAACAGGGGCTGTTGTTGCGTTAAATGACCTTTCTGTCGGTCGATACGATGTGAAAGTTGATGTTGGACCAAGCTACACAGCACGACGTGATGCAACGGTTTCTGTACTGACAAATGTCCTTAGCTCTATGCTTCCAACGGACCCAATGCGCCCGGCAATTCAGGGTATTATTCTGGACAATATCGATGGCGAAGGCCTTGATGACTTCAAAGAGTACAACCGAAACCAACTGCTGATATCTGGTATTGCAAAACCACGCAATGAGAAAGAGCAGCAGATTGTTCAACAGGCGCAAATGGCAGCACAAAGCCAGCCAAATCCTGAAATGGTTCTCGCTCAGGCGCAAATGGTAGCAGCGCAGGCAGAAGCGCAAAAAGCAACTAACGAAACTGCTCAAACTCAAATCAAAGCATTTACTGCCCAGCAGGATGCGATGGAGAGTCAGGCAAACACTGTCTATAAATTGGCTCAAGCCAGAAACATCGATGACAAAGCAGTGATGGAGGCAATACGCCTTCTGAAAGATGTCGCCGAGTCACAACAACAGCAATTCCAGTCACCACCACAGTCACCGGCAGACTTAATGCCGAGTTAACCAGGAGTAATCAATGGAAAACGAACTGATCATCGACGGTCAGGTTATTGGCCTGTCTGAAACACAGGAAAATGCAGAAGAAACCATCATCCAAACAGAGTCACAGCCTGAGAATGAAAGCCAGGATGACAACGGTAAAGAGGTGGCAACTGAGCCTGAAAAAACCGAAGAGACACCAGAAGATTACGCCTTGCGTATTGGTGATGAAGAAATTCAGCTTAACGCTGACGATGATGATCACATTGACGGGCAACCTGCACCGCAATGGGTGAAAGATCTTCGCAAAGGCTTCAAAGAAACACAGAAAGAAAACCGTGAGTTGCGCCGCCAGCTTGAGGAAGCATTAGCCAAGCCTGCGGAACATCAGCAACCACAACCAGACGCTATTCCACCAAAACCGACTCTTGAGTCGTGTGATTATGACGAACAGGCGTTTGAACAGGCATTGACTGATTGGCATGAGAAAAAAGGCCGTGTCGAACAGCAGCAGCAACAAAAACTACGTCAGCAACAGGAATACCAACAGCGTTTCCAGCAAAGGGTAGAAGCGCATAAACAACGGGCAGCCAAACTTCCTGTGAAAGATTATCAGGAAATGGAGGCCATTGTTCTTAGTGAGCTACCACCAATTCAGCAGGAAATCATCATTCACTGTGCAGACGAAGGCTCTGAACTACTCGCCTATGGCTTAGGTAAGAGCCAGCAATTACGCCAGCGTGTAGCCGCTGAGACAGATCCAATTCGCGCAGCATTCCTCTTGGGGCAGATTAGCAAACAGGTAAGCCTTGCTCCAAAACCAAAGAAAGCCATCAAGCCAGAGCCGGAAGTACGTGGTGGCGGTGCTGATGCGAAACAAGACGAATTCAACAAATTATGCCCCGGCGCAAAAATCGAATAAGGAAAAGATAAATGCCTAACAATCTCGACAGTAACGTCAGTCAAATCGTTCTGAAAAAATTCCTTCCGGGTTTTATGTCAGATTTAGTTCTGGCGAAAACCGTAGACCGTCAGTTGCTGGCAGGTGAAATCAACTCCAGCACTGGCGATAGCGTTAGCTTTAAACGTCCGCATCAATTCTCATCCCTCCGTACTCCCACTGGTGATATTTCAGGGAAAAATAAAAACAACCTGATCTCAGGTAAAGCTACGGGGCGTGTAGGTAACTACATCACTGTTGCTGTTGAATATCAGCAACTGGAGGAAGCTATCAAGCTTAACCAACTGGAGAAAATTCTCGCGCCGGTTCGCCAGCGAATCGTTACCGACCTTGAAACAGAGCTTGCTCACTTCATGATGAATAACGGTGCGTTGTCACTTGGTAGCCCCAATACTCCAATCACCAAATGGTCTGATGTTGCGCAGACGGCATCTTTCCTGAAAGACCTCGGCGTTAATGAAGGTGAAAACTATGCTGTAATGGATCCATGGTCTGCACAGCGACTTGCTGATGCGCAGACTGGTTTGCACGCTTCAGATCAATTGGTTCGTACTGCATGGGAGAATGCACAGATCCCAACCAATTTTGGCGGCATTCGCGCACTGATGTCTAATGGGCTTGCCTCTCGTACGCAGGGGGCATTTGGCGGAACACTGACAGTCAAAACACAGCCAACTGTTACCTATAACGCAGTTAAAGACTCATACCAGTTCACTGTAACATTGACCGGAGCGACAGCCAGCGTTACAGGTTTTCTGAAAGCTGGTGATCAGGTTAAATTCACCAATACCTACTGGCTGCAACAGCAGACCAAACAGGCGTTGTATAACGGAGCCACACCAATTAGCTTCACTGCAACGGTTACTGCTGATGCTAATTCAGACAGCAGTGGCAATGTGACGGTTACGCTTTCTGGTGTTCCGATTTATGACACTACAAACCCGCAGTACAACTCTGTAAGTCGTCAGGTAGCGGCAAACGATGCCGTATCTGTAGTAGGCACTGCTAGCCAGACAATGAAGCCAAACCTGTTCTATAACAAGTTCTTCTGTGGACTTGGCTCTATCCCACTGCCGAAACTGCACAGTATTGATTCTGCTGTTGCAACATATGAAGGTTTCTCCATCCGCGTACATAAATACGCAGATGGCGATGCCAACGTGCAAAAAATGCGCTTTGACTTACTGCCTGCATATGTGTGCTTTAACCCTCACATGGGCGGTCAGTTCTTCGGTAATCCGTAATAACAAGGGGCTTACGCCCCTTTTATGTTTTAAGGAAACAATATGGATCGCATGAGTGTATTCCTTGCCGCAGATAACGAACCCGGGCATGTACAGGCCGTTATCGCAGAAAAAGACTTCCAGTTTTTCGAAAAGTTGGGCTTTGTTGCCTCAGTTGATGAATTGAAACCGACCAGTAAGCGAGGTCGTAAGGCGGCAGACAATGGCAACAGTACTGACAAAGGGTGAGATCGTCCTTTTTGCGCTTCGTAAGTTTGCTATTGCTTCTAACGCATCGCTGACTGATGTTGAGCCGCAATCAATTGAAGATGGTGTAAATGATCTGGAAGATATGATGTCCGAGTGGATGATTAACCCCGGCGACATTGGTTACGCTTTCGCAACTGGAGATGAGCAGCCATTACCAGATGATGAGTCAGGTCTTCCAAGAAAATACAAACACGCAGTAGGCTATCAGTTATTGCTGAGAATGCTATCTGATTACAGCCTTGAACCAACTCCGCAAGTTCTCAGTAACGCCCAACGCTCATATGATGCCTTGATGACCGACACTCTGGTTGTTCCTTCAATACGACGACGTGGAGATTTTCCTGTAGGACAGGGTAATAAATATGACGTGTTCACATCTGACCGATATTATCCAGGCGATCTCCCTCTGATTGATGGCGATATCCCAAACGCATAGGTGAATAAATGCCTATTCAGCAACTTCCGCTTATGAAAGGTGTCGGCAAAGACTTCCGAAACGCCGACTATATCGACTATCTGCCAGTGAATATGCTGGCTACACCCAAAGAAATCCTGAACAGCAGCGGATATCTTCGCTCATTCCCGGGCATTGCCAAACGTTCTGATGTGAACGGTGTATCGCGGGGCGTCGAGTACAACATGGCGCAGAATGCTGTTTATCGTGTGTGTGGTGGCAAGCTCTACAAAGGAGAAAGTGAAGTCGGTGATGTTGCCGGAAGTGGTCGCGTATCAATGGCGCATGGTCGGACATCACAGGCGGTAGGCGTTAATGGTCAACTGGTCGAGTATCGTTATGATGGCACGGTTAAAACCGTCTCAAACTGGCCTACAGACAGCGGATTCACGCAGTATGAATTAGGATCAGTCCGTGACATTACGCGCTTACGTGGGCGTTATGCGTGGTCAAAAGACGGAACTGATTCATGGTTTATCACTGACCTTGAAGACGAATCGCATCCTGACCGTTACAGCGCACAATATCGCGCAGAATCGCAGCCGGATGGCATCATCGGTATCGGAACATGGCGAGACTTCATCGTCTGCTTTGGTTCATCGACGATTGAATATTTTTCCCTGACTGGGGCAACCACCGTTGGTGCTGCTTTGTATGTCGCCCAGCCATCGTTAATGGTGCAGAAAGGCATTGCCGGAACCTACTGCAAAACGCAGTTTGCTGATTCGTATGCGTTCATCAGCAATCCGGCAACGGGTGCGCCGTCTGTATACATCATCGGCTCCGGTCAGGTATCACCAATCGCCAGCGCGAGTATTGAGAAAATACTACGCTCCTACACTGCTGATGAACTGGCTGATGGTGTGATGGAATCGTTGCGGTTTGATGCGCATGAGCTGCTGATTATTCACCTGCCGCGCCACGTCCTCGTATACGACGCATCTTCAAGCTCCAATGGTCCGCAATGGTGTGTACTGAAAACAGGCCTGTATGACGATGTGTACCGCGCTATCGACTTCATTTACGAAGGCAATCAGATAACGTGCGGCGATAAGCTGGAGTCCGTGACCGGGAAATTGCAATTCGATATATCTTCACAATACGAAAAACAACAAGAGCATATTTTATATTCCCCTCTAATAAAGGCTGATAACGTTTTAATAAATGACCTTGAATTAGAAACATCTGGCGGCGTGTGTGATAGAATAGATAGAATATTTATATCAGCCACTACAGACGGAATTAATTACGGTCATGAGCAAATGGTTGTATTACAAAAACCATTTGTATATGACAATCGCGTTTTATGGCGAAAAGTTGGTCGAGTTAGACGCCTCATTGGATTTAAATTCAGAGTTATTGCAAAAGGTCCTGTTACATTATCAGGCCTTTCTATTCGTGTAACATAAATCGAAACTAAAGGAGTAGATATGTTGAGTGAAAACGCAAAAGATATTCCTGGATATGAAGGTTTATATGCCGTAACAGAGGATGGGCGAGTATATTCTCACTCACGTGTTGTTAAGGCTGCGCATGGCAGCACGCAACTCAGAAAGGGGCGCTGGTTAAAACAACACGAGAATAATAAAGGTTATCTATATTTGCCACTTAGTGTTGATGGAGTTAAAGTAAAATGGCTTGTGCATAGACTTGTCGCTCTTGCTTTCGTCCCCAATCCAGAAGGCAAGCCGTTCATAAATCACATAGATAACAACCGAAAAAATAATAATGCTTCTAATTTAGAGTGGTGTACTCAAAAGGAGAATATGAAGCATTGCTCATCTCAAGGCAGGGTGAAGTTTCCGGCTTTAAAAGGAGAAAATAATCCAATTTCAAAGCTCTCATATGAGCAAGTAATAGAAATAAAGAAATCAAAGGGAGTTAATCAAAGAGAGCTTGCTAAAAAATACTGTGTCAGTCAGACGGTGATTCACAATATCCAGTCTGGTAAATCGTGGAGGCATGTTAATGGCTGATTCGAATCTCAATACACCTGTTGTGGTTCAGGCTACGCGGCTTGATGCTTCAATTTTGCCACGCAATATATTCAGCCAGTCTTACCTGCTGTATGTCATAAATCAGGGAGCTGATGTCGGTGCAATTGCTGGGAAGGCAAATCAGGCTGGTCAGGGCGCTTACGATGCTCAGGTGAAAAACGATGAACAGGACGTCGAACTGGCTGACCACGATGCAAGAATCACCGCAAACACAAAAGCGATAAATCTCCTTGAGGTCAGGTTAACAACCGCCGAAGGGAAGATAGTCGTACTGCGTAGCGATGTTGATTACTTGCTGGATGAGGTTATCGATATTCAGGCGCATCTGGTCACTGTTGACAAAAGACTGGATGGCGTAGAAAGCGATGTATCTGACATTAAGAGTGATTACGTATCGAAAACCGTAACAGAATCGCAGTCTCTTGCGTCACCGCTGGATGTAAAAACATCATATTCAGTTGATGGAATTCAGGTTGTTGGAGCAAGAAATACCGGATGGACTGCAGCCACGGGTACGCCACTTCTTGGCTCATTCAACGCTAACCAGTCATACGCTGTCGGCAATACGTACACACAATCCGAAGTCGCAGCACTCGCTACAGGTTTGCAGCAGGCGCGGCAGCGTATTCTGGCGCTTGAAACGGCACTTAGATTACATGGGCTGATTGACTGATGATTACATTCAAACCAACGCGAAACATCGACCTGATAGAAGCTGTCGGAAATCACCCTGACATTATTGCCGGGAGCAACAACGGTGATGGATACGACTACAAGCCTGAATGCCGTTACTTTGAGGTTAACGTGCACGGTCAGTTTGGCGGCATTGTTTACTATCAGGAGATTCAGCCGCTTACATTCGATTGCCACGCCATGTACCTGCCAGAGGTTCGCGGATTCAGCAAGGAAATCGGGCTGGCGTTCTGGCGATACATTCTGACTAACACCACCGTTCAGTGCGTCACATCGTTCGCTGCACGCAAATTCCGCCACGGGCAGATGTACTGCGCAATGATTGGCCTTAAGCGTGTCGGAACCATCAAGAAATACTTCAAGGGCGTGGATGACGTGACGTTTTACAGCGCCACACGTGAAGAACTAATCGACTTCCTGAATCACGGGAGATAGCCATGTTATATGCATTTAAGCTGGGCAGAAAACTGCGCGGCGAGGAACCTTATTGCCCTGAAAAAGGCGGGAAAGGTGGCTCTGATAAAAGTGCAAAGTATGCCGCAGAAGCTCAGAAGTATGCCGCAGACCTGCAAAATCAGCAGTTCAACACCATCATGAACAACCTGAAGCCGTTTACTCCTCTGGCTGATAAGTATGTCGGCAGCCTCGAGAACTTATCGTCTCTGGAAGGGCAAGGTCAGGCACTTAACCAGTATTACAACTCTCAGCAGTACAAAGATCTTGCTGGTCAGGCTCGCTATCAGAGTCTGGCGGCAGCGGAAGCAACAGGTGGATTGGGTTCCACTGCAACCGGTAATCAGTTAGCAACAATCGCACCAACGCTTGGTCAGCAATGGCTATCTGGTCAGATGAACAACTACCAGAATCTGGCAAATATTGGTCTTGGTGCGCTTCAGGGGCAGGCAAATGCCGAGCAAACATATGCCAACAACATGAGTCAGATTTCACAGCAAAGCGCGGCGCTGGCTGCGGCAAACGCCAACCGACCGTCAGCATTGCAGCAGGGGGTTAGTGGTGCTGCATCCGGTGCGCTTTTGGGTGGTGGCATAGCCAGTGCTCTCGAGCTATCAACTCCGTGGGGTGCTGGTATCGGTGCTGGTCTTGGTCTGCTTGGCTCGTTGTTTTAAGGGGTAATCAATGGCTACGTGGCAACAGGGTATTAATTCTGGTGGGTTTCTTGCTGGCATCGGTGCGCAAAATGAGAATGCGCCAAAGGCAAGCGACATTAATGCAACGCTTGGTCTGATCCGCGAAAACAATGAACTGGCTCGCTCAGGTGCAAATAACGTTGGTCTGACCGCGTTACGTGGTCTGGCTGGAGTTGCTGATATTTACAATCAGGAACAGCAACAGAAAGCGATTAGTGCGTTCAATAAGGTTCATGCTGATGCATGGGCTTCTGGTGATCCATCGGGACTATTTAAGTTTGCCAAGGAAAATCCAGCGTTTGTTGCGCAGGCACAACAGGCATTTTCCGGTCTTAATGAGCAGCAACGCAACGATATGGGCGATTTAGCCATGAGAGCTAACGTCGCTCTTTCTCAGGGACCGGAAGCCTACAGTAAATTCATTACTGACAACAAGGACAGGTTAAATCGCGTTGGTGCTAATGCTGACTGGATGATTCAGACAGGTATCCAGAATCCAGAGCAGCTATCACACATGCTGACTACTATGACGCTAGGGGCTGTTGGTCCGGATAAAATGCTGGATTATCAGGATAAGATGGTTGGTCGCCAACTAGAGAAAGGGCGATTGGATGAAAGCATCCGTCAGGCTGATATGGAGAATGCGAGAGGATGGGCAAATATCCAGAACGCTCAACTAGACAGGGCTCAGCGGGCACAAATGCACTCAGATGAGATGGGATTGAAGCTAATGGAGCTGGGGCAAAAAGGTAAGCCGTCAGCAGACTTAATTAAGGGATTAAATTCTGATATTACCAATTTTGGCAAAAATTATAACTCTGTCAGAGCGGCGGCAAACTCTCTGCAAGCCCTTAGCAAGGTAAATACTGGCGCTGCCCAACTTGGGATTATCTTTAATTACATGAAGTCTCTCGACCCTCAGTCAGTTGTTCGCGAAGGTGAACAGGTTCAGGTCATGCGCTCTGATGGCATATGGGGGCAGATAAAAGGATATGTAGACCAGCTTAATGCAGGGAATGGCTTGTCACAGGAAGCGAGGGATAACATTGTTAACGCAGCCAAAATTAACGCCAACGCTATGGGGCAGCAGTTTAACCAGCAGGTAGACGAATATCTGGATACGTATGGAGATACTATTCCTCAAGGGCTGAAAAAAAGCTTAGGGAGAAGGAAGGCCAAGCTATTTGACGATGTCCCAGCGCAGCCTACACCACAAGGTGGTAATGGGCAGACAAAAGCTGCGCCAAGTGGGATATCAGAAGGCGCGACGGCAACGAACCCTAAAACTGGTCAGAAACTCATTTATAGGAACGGACAATGGCAACCGATGTAGGTTTACCCGAAGGATTTGTTCTCGATAATCAGCCTGATAACTCACAGCTTCCTGATGGTTTTGTGCTTGATTCCCAACCAGAGCAGCAGCAATCACCTTTGGTTTCACCAGAGGAAAACTCCAGACAGGAAAATGTTGTTAATAATGCTAACGGCTTCGACCGTTTTATGTATGGCGTTCTCAGTGGATTGATGGATGTTGGTAAAGGTGTTGGTCTATTTCAGGATATGACACCAGAAGAGCAAGCCGCAATTCAGTCTCTACAGCAGAAGTTAGCGGCAAAACCATCAACCGCACAAGATGTTGGTGAGTTCGTTGGACAAGCAGCACCATTTGTTAGTGGTGGTGGGATTATTTCTCAGGTTCCGAAAGGGGCGGCAAGGCTGGCTGCCGCCGCAGGGCTTGGTGCTGGAGAAGGGGCTATTGTAGCCAATGGAACAAATAGCGATGTTGCTTCTGGAGCTGCTATTGGCGCTGTGGCTGGCCCTGTAGCAGAGATTGTTGGTCCAGCGCTTGGGAAGATTGCAGGAAAAATTAAAAATAGTGCCGGAGATATTTATCGCTCATCCGTAGGGATGGGTAGTAAATCATCTAAAGCAACGTTAAAGAAAGCTGCTGGCGCAATGGACAATAAATTTATCGGCGGGCAACGAGCTATTCAAGATTTCGCCGATGAAGTTAATCCTGATTTTAACGCGATAAATGCTATTCGTGAGCTAGAACTGGAAAATTATGCCACTCCAGGCATGATCTCTAATAATCCTGCTGTCAGGGCTCTTGATAATGCAGTGGCAAGTCTCCCTGGAACAGAGATTAGTGAGGCGCATAAGCGTTTTATTACTGAATTAGGAAGAAAAGCTGATGAAATGATAACTTCATTTGGGGGAAGCCTTGATAAGCAACTGGTTTCTGACAGGCTTGCAGATAATTTTGATAAAACCATTTCATCATTACAAAATCAGTCAGATAACATCTACAACAAAATTGCCGAAAAGGTTCCTGTAAGAGACCGGATTGAGGCAACTAATACATTGAATTTTTTAGAGGATTTTGCTGATGATATAGGTGGAATTGATGAATTATCTCCAATAATGAAGCGGACATTGAACCGACTTGATCCAAACACCTTGCCAACGTATGGGCGTTTAGATCTCGCTAGAAAGCAGGTTGGACAAGCTATTGGCAAAGGCTCTGGTCCATTCAAGGATGAAGAAACAGGTGTTCTTAAAAAGTTATATGCAGCCATAACAGATGACCAACAGGCTGTCGCAGAAAAATATGGCGCAGGGGAATTATGGACGCTTGGTAAGGAGTTGGTAAAAAAACGAAAATCCATTGAAGATGATGCTGTAACCGTCTTGGGTAGAAAACTTCAGCAATCAGCAATTCCAAAAGTTGAAAGTGCTGTTGTTAATATGGCAAAAGGAAACGGTGGCGACTTTAGGCAATTAATGAAGTCGATTCCAAAGGATATGCGGCAGGAAGTTGCGCTCACCTCAATGAATAAAGCATTTACCAGCTATGCCAAATCACCTGGTCAGCAATTAGGAGTTGATGGATTTGTAAAATGGTATAACGGAATGTCACGCAATGGGGCCAATATGAAGGCTCTCCGTGATGCTATTGGCACAGATGCATCAAAGCGCCTTGATACGATTTATCAAGCAGCTAAGGCTATGAATAGACTCAATACTGGTAAGCAGTATGCTAGTAGTCTTGTGGATCAGCAAGTTAATAACTTTCTGAAAGAAAAGGGTAGTCTCGCAAAAATTTATGGAATAGCCTCAAAAGCTGCTGCGGCGGAAGGTATTACAAGCTTATCTGGTCTTCCTGGTGTAGGTGCAACAGGGGTGATAACGTCAGCATTGATGTCAGGGAAAACAAGCAGGATAAAGGCTGCTGATGCTCTACTGTCTTCTCCTGAGTTTAAATCAATGCTATTTCGCCTGCAAAACGCACCAGTAGACAGAGCAGAAGTGAGACGCGTAATAGAAAGGAAACTGATGCAATCTGGGGCATTTAAGAGATGGGAGAAAACCTTATCAACAGATGAAGCAAAAACCATTGCCCGCACGGGGATTATTACATGGCTCGCTAGTGACAGTTAGTCAACTTTGGTTATTTTGCCTTCTTTTTCTTGATGAACTTTGCATCCATCGTCTTTTGATAGCCAAACTAAAAACTTTAAAACCTTAAACACAAGTACGGCTACTGCAATGAAAGCACCAATTGCAATTATTGCAAGCGAAATTATTTGCATTGGTGCTTTTAATGCAGGGAAAATAGTGTAAATGATCGCGAAAACAGTAATTATGAGGAACCATCGCTTCACACCAACCTCCTTAGTTTTGAGCAGGATACCAGATGATACTGTATTGGTGGAGTGGTGTGTGAAAACGTGTCAACGACAAACCATCCACAACTTGGACGAATGATTTAGCAAAAAGTGCTATTTTTGGTGTTTAGTGTCATAGAAAAGTGAATAGCTCACTTTTCAACATTGCATGAAACTTGCAGGAAATGTGACATTACCTTATAGGTAACTTCGGCGAAAATGCAGTAAATGTGAAACGTAATGGTTTAAACATGTCGCTAAAGTGGTTGTAAGTTAGCCTCCGAAGGATTGCTGATAGCTTTGTTATAGTATTAAATGACATTTGACATAGTTGGATACTTAGCTGTGGCTATCAAGATGGAGGTGTGTTCATGCTTACTTGTTTTGATGTCGCCGACTACTTCCTGTCGCGGTGTGACGAGGATAGCGGTGACACAATCTCTAATTTAAAATTACAAAAGCTTGTTTACTATGCTCAGGGTTTTTCATTGGCGTTGCTTGGCGAGCCTCTTTTTCAGAATAAGATGGAAGCTTGGATGCATGGCCCTGTTGTCCCTGAGCTTTATCGCCGTTATAAACAATATGGTAATGGCGCTATCCCTTCTCCAGAGTCTTTTGATGCTGAAAAATTCAGCGAAGAACAGTTAGAGCTATTAGAAGAAGTCTGGGATGTTTTTGGGCAATTTTCTGCCTGGAAACTGAGGAACATGACACACGAAGAGTCACCATGGAGATCAAACTATATTGAGGGTGTTGGTGGTTCTGAAATTAGCTCTAAGGAGATGGCAGAGTACTTTGCAACTCGGATTAACTAACGAGATGGCAAGAAAATCTAAAAGGATTATCCCCCCTGCTGAATCTACAGGTAAGTTAAAGTTAGGGCCGCAGTCAGGGGGGAATTCAGATCAAAAGAAACCGAAATTTTCATTCTGTTACATCCAAAGCTCTCACTGCATAACGAAATGCCAAAAAGATGAGAAAGCTGGCTTAGCTGATAAATTATACAGATTAAGTCAACTAACATGGGCAGAGATTAAGCAGCAAGGTAGGCATAAGCTTGGATTTGAGAAGATTGCAAGGGGTGCGATTAAAGCAGGTATCCCCAGTCATATAACGGAAGACGTAGATCATTTCTTGGCTTTTAGATTTGATGATTTGAAAGCCATGGTTGGTTATCGTCTTGGATCGACATTTTTTGTTATATGGCTTGATAGAGAGTTCAACCTATACAAGCACTAATAAAACCCACCGTCAGGTGGGTTTTTTATAAGGAGTAATCATGATTTACCCATCAAACAACCCACCAGTTTGCCTGATTGGATGCCAGCCTTGCAGTTTTTATGGAATTAATTATGCCATGCTCAAGAGCCTTGTTAGCATCCAAAATGGTCGAGTCTGCTATCAGGGATGCCCACCTAATATGGGTTCCGATGTCGATATTGAACGTCTCAACGAAGCGATCAAGATCGTTATCGAGGCATTTCCCGTACTCTCTCAATCTGGCATGGTCGGCGGCTGGGGTGGCAAAGCCCCATAATAGAGGATGTAACAGGAATCTTGATAATGGGTTTGCGAAACGTTCTGAGCCAGCCAGGAAAACGATATTAGCTATGGATTCAACATTGCTTATGTTGTGAGTTCTAACGGTAACAGGGAGTGACTTAAGAAAGTTATACGCAGTAAAGCCAGCGGCAGTTTCCCCTCCCTGACTTGATATATGGATATTTAATTCAGTTGCGCCCTGAGATAATGCGGTGAGACAGTGGTTCTGAAGTTGCCCAACAGTGGCAGTGTTAACGGGGCATAAGAAATGAATTGTGTGCAGCATTATTTTTCATCCTTACCATACATGGTCTTTAGCGTCTCAAGCAGCGCCTCTTTGAATTTGTCAGCTTCTTGCTGAGCAAATGACTCAACTGACTTTGGCGACCTATCTTCATCAATCGCGGCTTGCAAAATCATGACGATCTCGGAGTTAACAGAGCGACCATTTTTTGATGCTCTGACAGAAAGAGCCTCGCGTAAAGATTCAGGGATTCTTACCGTAGTTGGAGAAATTGACACACCCTTTGCCATATCACACCTTTGGTATTCAATTTGATATCAAAGTGTATGCAAAAAAATTTTGACTAGATATACTCACTTTGCTATCTTTTGTATTCGGAAAGAGTTGTTTGTGGGGAGGGTAACATGGAGAAAGAAATAAGTAAGATTTTGGTAAGGATGCCGCAGTCGTTAAAGGATGCTATCGGTAGCAGGGCAAAGGAAGAGTGCAGGTCGTTTAACTCAGAGGTTATCAAGCGCCTGATAGACAGCCTGAAGAGAGAGGGGGTAGTGGTATGAAAAACCGCAGATGTTGTTTTTGTGGGTGTAGTAAAGAAACGACTGGAAGGGGCTTTGTTGTGTCAAAAAATACCGAAGAAGCAATTTGTGACTCATGCGTTACAGATATTGTTATTTTCATGCATGGCGAGAAGGGGTTAGATGAAAAGCTAGAGAGTATTCCAGTTGAAGGCGCTGATAAAAGTTGAAGCCCCAACTGCTGGAACAGTCAGGGCTTCGGTTGTCGGTAAATCCGTGGAGAAAAACCAACATGAATAGTATAGCAATTTTAGAAGCAGTGAACACCTCTTACGTGCCTTTCAATGGTCAGCATATTTTAACCGCTGTGGCTGCCGGAGTGACTTATGTAGCGATGCGTCAAATTGTGGAAAACATTGGTATAGACTGGACTGGTCAATCTGTTAAGTTGCGTAAAATGAAGGACAAATTCAACTGTAGAGATATCTCTATGGTTGCCGCTGATGGCAAGTTACGTAAGCTTTTATGCATACCGCTGAAGAAACTCAATGGATGGCTGTTCAGCATCAACCCTGAGAAAGTTCGAGCTGACATCCGCGATAAACTGATTCAGTACCAGGAAGAATGCTTTACTGTGCTGCATGACTACTGGACGAAGGGAAAGGCAGAAAATGCACGTAAGAAAACATCTGTTGATGACAGGACTCCGCTTCGTGATGCTGTAAATATGCTGGTCAGCAAAAAGCATCTAATGTACCCAGAAGCTTATGCAATGATTCATCAGCGTTTCAATGTGGAAAGTATTGAAGAGCTTGATGCATCTCAGATACCGCAAGCAGTAGAGTACATCCACAGGGTAGTGCTTGAAGGTGAGTTCATCGGCAAACAAGAGAAGAAAGCAAACGAGCTTTCTGCAAAAGAAGCAAACAGCCTTGTATGGTTATGGGATTATGCCAACCGTTCACAGGCATTATTCCGCGAACTGTATCCGGCGCTGAAACAAATTCAATCGAACTATTCCGGCAGATGCTACGACTACGGTCATGAATTCTCGTATGTTATCGGAATGGCGAGAGACGTTTTAATAAACCACACACGAGATGTTGATATTAATGAGCCAGACGGACCAACGAATCTTTCCGCATGGATGAGACTTAAGAATAAAGAATTACCTCCTTCAGTACATAACTACTGATAGATAACCAACGCAACGACCGAGCCTGTACATAGATTTGTGTAATTGCCTGATTTTGATATGTTCAATCCAGCATCAAATGAAGGTTAATTTATGGACGAAAAACAGTTACAGGCTCTGGCTAACGAACTGGCCAAAAACCTCAAAACCCCTGAAGACCTCAGTCAGTTTGATCGGCTGCTGAAAAAGCTCAGCGTTGAAGCCGCTCTCAATGCAGAGATGACACACCATCTTGGGTATGAGAAAAATCAGTCCAGACCAGGAGCTAACTCCCGCAACGGTTTTTCCACAAAGACCGTTATCACAGGCGACGGTCCACTGGAACTGCGTACTCCGCGCGATCGTGACGGTACCTTCGAACCACAACTGGTAAAGAAAAATCAGACCCGTATTACCGGGATGGATAACCAGATCCTCTCGTTGTATGCCAAAGGGATGACCACCCGTGAGATAGCTGCTGCGTTCAAAGAACTGTATGACGCAGATGTTTCACCGGCACTGATATCAAAGGTTACCGATGCCGTGATGGAGCAGGTTGTAGAATGGCAAAACCGACCACTGGATGCTGTTTACCCCATTGTTTATCTTGACTGTATCGTCCTGAAAGTTCGGCAGGACAGTCGCGTCATCAACAAATCGGTGTTCCTGGCACTGGGCATCAATATCGAAGGTCAGAAAGAACTGCTGGGTATGTGGCTGGCCGAAAATGAAGGGGCGAAGTTCTGGCTCAATGTGCTGACTGAACTGAAAAACCGCGGTCTGAACGATATCCTCATCGCCTGTGTGGATGGCCTGAAAGGCTTCCCGGATGCCATCAACACAGTATATCCGAAGGCCCGCATCCAGTTATGCATCGTGCATATGGTGCGCAACAGCCTGCGCTTCGTGTCATGGAAGGACTACAAAGCCGTCACTCGCGACCTGAAAGCGATTTATCAGGCTCCCACGGAAGAGGCAGGCCAGCAGGCACTGGAAGCGTTCGCTGCGGCCTGGGACTGTCGCTATCCTCAGATAAGCCGAAGCTGGCAGGCTAACTGGCCGAATCTTGCCACGTTCTTCGCTTATCCAACGGACATCCGCAAAGTGATCTATACGACGAATGCCATCGAGTCGCTAAACAGCGTGATCCGCCATGCGATCAAAAAGCGTAAAGTGTTCCCGACAGACGACTCGGTGAAAAAAGTGGTGTGGCTGGCAATCCAGGCGGCTTCACAGAAATGGACGATGCCACTGCGGGACTGGCGTATGGCAATGAGCCGCTTTATTATCGAGTTCGGTGACCGCCTGGACGGCCACTTCTGAGAAAAGGTATTTACACAGAATCCTGAACAGGCTCCAACGACCCAGCTTCGGCTGGGTTTTTTTATGCCCAAAATTCACCGTAGCCATGCTTCGGCGATTCCTTGTATCTGGAGCAAATTAAATGACAGACATTACAGCCAATGTGATCGTATCGATGCCTTCGCAACTCTTCACTATGGCGCGTTCTTTTAAAGCCGTAGCCAATGGCAAAATTTATATCGGAAAAATTGACACTGACCCGGTAAATCCAGAAAACCGGATTCAGGTTTATGTAGAGAATGAAGATGGTTCTCATGCTCCTGTTTCGCAACCAATCATCATTAACGCTGCTGGATATCCGGTATATAACGGACAGATTGCCAAATTCGTTACCGTGCAAGGCCATTCGATGGCTGTTTATGATGCGTACGGTGTGCAGCAGTTCTATTTTCCGAATGTGCTGAAGTATGACCCTGATCAACTACGGCAGCAATTAAAAGACCCGGATGGAGCTAAAAAATATCCTGAATTGCAGATATCTCGGTGGAGGGACGATTGTGATGTAAGAGGGTGGGGGGCAAAAGGCGATGGTATAACAGATGATACATCTGCATTGATCCTGGCTGCAGAATATGCACGAGAATCATCCAGAACATTACGAGCGGAAGGTAATTTTATTATTACGGAGACATTAAATCTTCGTAATGTCAGCCTCGAAATGACCAATGCTGTTTTTACCATATCCCACTCAGGAATAGGGGTATTGCTTGGCGGGAATGCATCAAACCCTAACAACCCAAGACAAAACTTCGGAACGATTATCAGAAATTCTGGTATTTCATCTGAAACGACACCGGATATTCGTATTATCGGGGCAAAAGGGCAGCATATAAACATTGAGCGTTGCGACTACTTACAGTTATATGCAAATTATAATGCTTCGGTGGCATCGACGGATTATTCAATAGCATACTCAACCTTTAACCTGAAAAAGGTCGATACAATTCATTTTCTTGGAGTTGAGAAAGGATGGATAAATGAAAACTATTTTTATCTGAATCGTACGAATAATATCATTTTCGCTGATAATCCATATCATCATAACCACAATAAGTTTTATGGTGGAACTATGGAGGGGGCAGGTAAAATTGATATTCAAAGAGGTGATAACAATTACTTCTACGGGTTTCGTTTTGAACGAGATCCATCATCCCAAACTAACCAACAGTTGATAATTAACTTTGGTGAATATACGTGGAATAACTCAATTGAAGCTACATGGTTAAGTTCTCCTTACTATACAAATGAGCCATACAATCCATCACCTTACACTTATGTCGAGGTAACTGATAATGGCAAGGGGAATGCAGTATTTCATATTCAGGAAAATATATCCGATGAAGTAACATTGTTTTCTTTAAATGCTAACACCCCATTTATATCCAGTGCTAACAATGGAGAAGTTGGTGTATTAGCATTTCAAACAGATGTAGATGGTTTATATAATATCCGTCACCTGGTTTCTTCTAAGTTTGCTTTTATGCGGAATTTTGGGTTGTTATGGGAATCTGGAGATGTACCAGTAAGAAATGGTGATATGTTTACATTCTCAGCAGATACGGCATCGTTTCGCATTTACCTGTATGCATTAGATGGAGATGGGAATGTCATAACTTCACAAACAGAAGCAATAACCTCTTCTATGCAATGGGATTCATCTAACCATAGATATGCTACTGTTGCTAACATTTCTTCCATTAAGATCAGGATTAATAATGAAGGGGTTCCAGTTAGTGCAATTCGTTTAGCTGTGTATTCTGGTGGTAATGTAGCGAATACTGCATTTTCATGGCTATGCTTAACTGGTAGATATTACAAAAATAGCACATCCTTGCCAAGGAAAAGCAAAGATAACTTCACCTTAAAACAAGGAAAAGCAATTACTTATTATAGTGATACTGATATTAGTATGGCTAACATTGGTTCAGGAATTACCTGTTATAAAACCGATTTATCTGAACTCAAAATTAATCTTGTAAGGGGCAGGTATTTAGTGAAATCAATTTCAGGCAGTGAAATATATGTATACCAAGGAACAGTCACTTATTACCCTCCATTCAGTGATGTCAAATTGGTATATACGGATGGGGTTGAAAATAAATTATTAGATGTGCAAAACATCTCTTCAGAAAAGATTACTCTTGCAGGTACAGTACCATCAGCTATATCTGCAGGTGATTTTGTAGATATTATTGTTACAAAGACGAAATCTATTTTATGAAGTGTTTATTTATCCTTATGTTAAAGGAGCGATAATGGATATAACACCTTTCCTTCATGCGTTTTGTGCTGTGGCTGCGCAGGTACTGATTGGCCTTTTTACCGGAAACTGGGCTTACGGAGCGATAGCTGGTTGTACGTTCTTCATTGCGCGTGAACACACCCAGGCAGAATATCGCTGGATTGAAATGTTCGGGCATGGCAAGCGTATGAATATGCCGTGGTGGGGCGGTTTTGATCCACGCGTGTGGGATGTGGGAAGTTTGTTGGATTTTTCTTTCCCAATTATCGGATGCTTATTGGTATGGATTCTTGCATCGTAG